TTTGAAGATGAAAATATCTATAAGATGCTGTGTGAAGGTGATGTACTAGGCGTTTTCCAATTATCAGATCAAGCAGATAAAGTAATAGCACAGCAACCAAAATGTTTCGAAGATCTGATTGCAATTAACGCACTGATAAGACCTGGGGTATGTGATTTTGAAGAATATTTAGACAGACGCTCTAAAGGAATATCCTCTGACCTAGATTTCATGAAATCAACTCATGGTTTGATTGTATATCAAGAACAGTATCTTTTACTTGCAAAACATTACGCTGGTTGGGATATTGCTTTTTCAGACAAGCACATCAGAAAGAATAAAGACATTTGCAACGACAAAGATCTCTATAAAAAATTCTACATTGATTCAAAAAAGAGAGGATTCGAAGAGGACGAGATTAACAATGTGTGGAGTGAAATTTGCGAGGTAGTAAGATCCGGATACGGATTTAATCGCTCACACTCAACAAGCTATGCAAGACTCTCTTATCAAACCGCATACTTAAAATACTATTATCCAAAAGAATTTTACGCTGCATATATGAGCCAAAACGTAGATGACACAGATAAAATACAAGAAATATTAAACACCCTCAAGGCAAAAGGAATACCAGTATTGCCACCAGATATAAACCTATCAACTGACAAATTTATACCTACAGAGGAAGGAATATTATTTCCATTAACATCAATCAAGGGTATTGGGGGGTCTGTGTTATATGAAATTAACAGAATGAAACCAATCGCATCATATGAAGATTTTATGGAAAGACGTATTCCAAAGTTTGTAAAGAAAACTGCTGTAGAAGCATTGATTAAATCTGGAGCATTCTTATTTACAGGAGAATCTATATATGAAACGCTGTTAAAATACGATGAAACCGCAGAAAGAAAACCAGATTATGTTTATGAAAAGGAGGCGTTAGGATATTACATTTCTGACTCACCGTTTGAAAAATTTGATACACCTGTGTTTTCAGAATTTAAACAAGGTGAACACGTAACAACTATTGTAGAAGTTTCAACATTAGCAATTAAGAACGACAAGAATGGAAATGAAATGGCATTCATTACTGGTGTAAACAAAACTGATACGATTAAGTTAGTGGTGTTTTCTTCGGTTTGGAAAAAATATAAGTGTTCGCTTGGAGACCTGATATTGGTAAAGGGTAGAAAGGACAAAAACAGCCTATTGGTTAATTCAATAGAATTAATTACATAAGGAGAAAAGAATGGATGACAAAATTAAAAAGAATTTAAATTTAGTACATTTTGTTATCAATACTTATTACCCACGATTCAAACAAGATGAAGACATATTTCAATTAGGACTAATAGGACTATGGAAGGCACTACAGACATTTGATGAAACCAAAAAAATAAAATTCAGTACATACACCGCACGTTGCATTCGTAACGAAATCAATACAGAACTTGAACGTATGAATGCTCAAAAAAGACAATTAGATAGAGAAGGCATGTGTATTAGTTTGAACACACTATTATCTGATTCCGAAGATTCGTCAGAAGAGTGGATACAAAATATACAGAGTGTTTCGATAGAAGATAATCCATTGTATTTATTGCAATTAGATGAACTCTATAAAGAACAAGATGACAGAACTAAATTTATAATACATAGCAAATTGCAAGGGTATCAAACCAAACATATTGCCAAAAAATTAAATGTATCGGGACAAACAATACGAAGAATTTGGAACTCATTAGAAAAGGAGGTGAGAGATATTGTTGCTGATTGAAATAGTAATGTGCATTACGCTTGGATTTATTCTTGGTGTATTGCTAAATAAAAAGTTAATGTTAAAACGTGTAAGAAAAGCATACTCAGAGGGTCTATCTGATGGGTTAGATTTAAAACATAAAGGAGATGTTTTTGTTGAAAACATAAAGGAGGAAACATGAGTTATTGTAACAGCTGTCTAAAGCAAATCGCTAAAAATGAAGATGTATATTGCAGTCAATGTAATGCACCTCTTCATGAAGACTGTGCAAATCGCTGTCTAAATTGTGGTGTGATATTATGTGACTCTTGTTATGCAGAAAATAACTTTCGATGTGAAGAATGCTTTAAGCCGGAGAATCTCTTTCAAACCATAAGAAGATCTCATATTGAACAGTATGCAGGATGTCCATACTCACTATATCTTCAATTGATATTGGGAATTGAACCACCGATGAGCAAACACGCACAACTTGGTGTAATTGTACACGACCTAATAGATAAAATGCTTAAAGGTGAAATAAAGATTAATGAAGCTCAGGCGTTACTGGTTGACAAGATTGACGAATGGAACCTATCAACAGAGGATGAATATTCAATTATCACACTGGACTTAATGGATAATGGTGCGAAGTGTTTAGACAATTTTGAATTGATTAAAGATAACTTTACAGGCGAATACAAAACAGAATACAACGTTAAATTCTCACTTGATAAAAACCTTCCATCTATATCATGTACATTAGACCTTATATCTTTTAAGGGAGATGACATTCATGTACACGATTGGAAAACTGGAAAACCCATGAGTGGTAAAAAACTGGTAACGGATCTTCAACCTCCACTCTATCTGTATAGTGTGAAAAAAGAATTTGGTAAGATGCCGGAATCATTTAACCTGCATTACCTACAGCCTAACAAACATATAAGGTATAACAAAGTTGGCGATATGGTGTATGAAATAAAAACCACAAAGAACACTTATACGTTAGATGTGGAAGAAGCATTAGAACAAACCAAAGATATCTTGAAAGGTATTAAAAACAATAAATTCAATATGCCGGAAGATACACATTTATTTAGATGTAAGAACTTATGTTGGTTTGGTATTTCAGGTAAATGTAAGGGAACGTATGATGAACAATGGAAAATAATGAATGAGAAATATTCTCAGGAGAGTACGTGAGGTGTTATAATTGACTAAACAAAAAACAGAACCTGTAAAAGATGACCTTCCTCGTGATGTGCCAAAATACCCAAACCAATATTTGAAGTTAACGTTACCTCTGCCTATCTCAGTGAATCATATATATCAGAGTGCAGGAAGAGGTAGAAGGCTCACAACAGCAGCTAAAAACTACATAAAGACAGCTCAAGATATTACAAAACGTGCAATTAGAGAGCAGAAGTGGAAACAAGACAGAGATAACGTATGGTACGTTATGGACTTGTATTTCTACTTTCCGGATAGGAGAAGGAGAGACAGTCACAATTGTCTCAAACTCCTAACGGACTGTCTTGAAGGATTGCTGTTTCGTGACGATTATTTTGTATTGCCAAAAATACAAGCGGTAGAGTTGGATAGAGAAAATCCAAGATTGGAAATCATCTATTATCCGCAGGAGGTTATTAAATGACTTCAAATGAACGCCCCGACTATATACAGGGAAGATGGGAAAATGATGGAACAATAGAAATCAATCGATTAAATCACGGAAACTTGATAAAACGCAATGAAGTAAAACACTATACTGACGGTGGGATTGAAACAATTGATTACATAAGAGCCAAACAATCGGATGAGCAGTTTTTAGGATTCTGTTTAGGTAATGTAATGAAATACGTTTCCAGAGCAGGAAAAAAGGGAAGTGTTTACGCTGATTTGATTAAGGCAAAAGATTACTTGGATTGGGCCATAAATATATATGAAAAAACAGGAGATGAAGACAACATTGAAGGTTAGGAAAAGAGATAACAGTTTAGTAGAATACGATGCAGAGAAAATCTGCATCGTTCTACGTAAAGCAATGAGTGAAACAAAACTTGGTATAAATGAAGACCAAATAAAACTTATTACCGACAACGTTACCAATTATTTTAAAGACAGAGATATCGTATCGGTTGATGAGATTCAAGATGCGATAGAAAATGAATTGATGAATGAAAGGAAAGATGTCGCAAAACAATATATCATCTATAGAAATACAAGAGATATCGAAAGAGGGAAATCTCCTAAATATAGTTTTTTCGATGACGCTTTCCTTGCAAAATATAAACACCAACCTAGCCCTCTTGCAGAGCTTGGAAACTTTGTTTTCTACCGGACTTATTCTCGATATCTGCCAGAGCTTCGTAGAAGAGAATATTGGTGGGAAACATGTGCGAGAACAGTAAATTATAACTGCTCACTCGTACCAGATACAACAAAAGAAGAAGCTGAAGCTTTGTATGATAATATGTTCCATCTACGACAATTCCTATCTGGAAGAACTATGTGGATTGGCGGAACAGAGGTTGCAAAACGTAACCCAATGGCAAATTACAATTGTTCATTTTTAGTAATAGACGATATCTCGTGTTTTTATGAACTGACCTATCTACTGATGATTGGTACAGGTGTAGGATTAAGAATTAAAAAAGATGATGTAGATAAACTACCAGCAATGCGGAACAACTATAACCTTATACATAAAGAATACTCTCCAAGAGCAAAGGTTGAAAGGTTAGAACACACCGAGATGGTACTTGAGGACAACACCGCTACCATACACATCGGGGATAGTAAAAACGGATGGGCAGATGCAATAAACAATTTCATGATACTTCTCTCTGATGCGAAATATAGTAATATTACTAATATTGTAATGGTTTATGATTCAGTTCGTCCACAAGGGGAAAGGCTTAAAACCTTCGGAGGAACTGCATCAGGACACTCAGCAATTAGAGATATCTTTACAAAAATAAACAACGTATTTAAAAACAAAGAAAAACACTTTCTTTTTAAATTAAAACCTATTGATGTGTTAGACATATGTAACATCATTGGTGAGGGAGTAGTAGTAGGTGGAGTAAGAAGAACTGCCGAAATTATACTGTTTGACAGTGATGATAAAGAATGTATAGAAGCCAAATCAAACATGTTTAGACAAGTAGGTGATAAATGGATAGCTAATTCACATCTACTTCATAGATCAATGAGTAACAACTCCATCTACTACACTTCCAAACCAACAAGAGATGAATGGTCTTGGCATATAAAAACAATGAAAAATTCAGGGGAGCCGGCATTCATTAATCAAGAAGCTGCCAGTAAAAGAAGACCAAATTTCAAGGGCGTTAATCCATGTGGTGAAGTGTTGTTAGACAGTAGACAGATGTGCAATCTTACTACAGTCAATGTCATGGCATTTGTTAAAGGAAAAGATTTGGATTTAGAGGGTCTTATTAATGCTCAAACACTCTCTGCAAGAGCAGGATATAGGATGACAATGATAGATTTAGAACTTCCGAAATGGGATGCCATACAGAAACGAGATAAATTAATTGGTTGTTCTCTTACTGGTTGGCAAGACATGGTGAATGCTACGAATATATCGAGGGATGATCAGGCATATTTACTTAGACTGTTAAGGAAAGTAGCTCACACCGCAGTAGAAGAATACGCAAAGTCTTTGAAACAAACTCCACCGCTATTAACTACCACAATCAAACCAGAGGGAACACTAAGTCAACTTCCTACTGTCTCTTCTGGTGTGCATTACAGTCATTCTCCATACTACATTCGTCGCATCAGAGTAAACGCCTCTGATCCTATTGTTAAAGTATGTAATGAATTGGGATATAGAGTTTTGCCAGAAGTTGGACAAGAACTCTCTACTGCAAAAACGTTAATTGTAGAGTTTCCAGTTAAAGCCACAAAAGGCAAAACAAAATATGATGTGTCTGCAATTGAACAACTTGAGAATTACAAGATGTTCATGGAGAATTACGTAGACCATAATTGTTCTATTACTGTGCATGTAAGAAATGACGAATGGGACGATGTAGAACAGTGGGTATGGGATAATTGGGACGATATAGTTGGAATCTCCTTCATCAACCTAGATGATAACTTCTATGACCTAATGCCATATGAGGCAATAGATGAAGAGGAATACAACAGAAGGAAAGAAGAAATGAGACCATTTGTTCCAAACCTGATAAGTAAATATGAGAATAACGAAGAGACAGAATTATTTGATGACGAATGTTCATCTGGAAGTTGTCCGATACGATAGGAGGCTTGTTATGAATATAGGCATTATTGATGTGGACTCTCACAACTTCCCGAACCTTGCCTTGATGAAAATATCTGCATGGCACAAGCGTAATGGTGACTCTGTGGAGATGTGGAATGGACTCAAACACTACGACAAGGTTTATATGGCGAAGGTATTCGACAGCACCTACACAGAAGATATGGAATATTGCATCAACGCTGATGAAATTATTAAGGGTGGCACGGGCTACGGATTAGACAACAAGCTACCTGACGAAATAGAACATATGATGCCTGATTATTCCCTATATGGAATCGAAAACCAAGCGATAGGGTTCTTGACGAGAGGATGCCCAAGAGCGTGTCCGTTTTGTATCGTAAGCGAAAAGGAAGGGAGGAAAAGCACAAAGGTTGCGGATTTATCGGAATTTTGGGCAGGGCAGAAACAAATAACATTGCTTGACCCAAACATCACAGCATCCAAAGATTGCGAAGATTTGTTTCAAGACTTGATAGATAGCAAGGCATGGATTGATTTTACCCAAGGTATCGACATTAGGTGCATGACAGACAAGAGGGCCGAAATGCTGAACCAAATGAAATTAAAGATGTTGCACTTTGCTTGGGACAACTACGAATTTGATACATATGAAAAGCTAAAGAAATTCAGACCGCATCTCAAATACGATAGTAGAAAATTGAGAGTTTATGTGCTGACTAACTTTAACACCACACACGAACAGGATCTTGAAAGAATTTACAAGTTAAGAGAACTCGACTATGACCCTTTCGTGATGATATTTAATAAACCCAGTGCTCCGAAGCAGACAAAACGGATGGCAAGATGGGTGAACAACAAATTTATATGGAGAACGTGCGAACGATTTGAAGATTATCAAGGAGGCATTTATGGAATTAAAGGTTAAACTAAATAAAGAAGGAGCAAAGGCTCCAGTACGTGCGAATCCAACAGATGCAGGGGCAGATTTATTCGCCCCTTTTACCGCCGTAATCCCTCCATACAGTCATATATTTATTGACTTGGGAATTAGTATTGAACTACCTCCAAACACTGTAGGATACATATTTGCAAGATCTTCTCTAGGCAGTAAGTTTGGAGTTAGACCAAGAAACTGTGTTGGTGTGATTGACGAGAAGTACAGGGGTAACTTAGGGATTATGTTAGAAAATCATTCAGAAGATGAAATATGTATTACAAAGGGCGATAGAATTGCTCAATTGGTTGTAAGTCCCGTCTTCACACCAGAGATAAAGGTTGTAGATGAATTAGATATGACGGATGATAGACAAGGTGGATTTGGAAGTACAGGTAAATAAAAAGTAAGCAAAAGGAGAGGCTAAATGCCTCTCCATTTTTTTTGTTACCTCCAATTAGGATATTCGTACATTTGTTTCATTTCATTGATTGGGAATCCAAGTAGCTGTCCAAGTATGTAAAGATTTCTAGCAGCTCCCTCATCCTTCTTACCAGCCAGATTCGCTATCTTCGGATAGAAGAATAGC